TAATCTTTTTTCTTAGCTTTTTCTGATAAAGTGCTTTTTAAGTTTTCGCTGGCACCCGGCTTTTCAAAACTTTTGTTTAATGGGTTACTACGAGTAGCTTCTTGTTTTTTGTTTTTATCTACCATAAAATTCTCACCACCATTCAACGTCTACACTAGTAGGCGTTTTTTGATTTTTTTTAATCCTTTTTCTCGTCACGCTATATAGGTACTTTTAATCGTAATTAAAGCCAAGTTTATTTAAAATCTCTAAATAATCTGACGACTTTGCCCGTAATGTTTACGTCATTTATTTTTGACATTGGGTAGCTTCTATCTTTAATGGTAACGTAATTAGATAATCGCTTTAGGGTAAATGTGTCATCTGAGTTAAATATAATTTCACAAAAATATTCATCAGTCGCAGTTCCGTTTTCAGGACAGTAAACAGTAATTATATCTCTGTCAAAGATAAAGTCCATTACATCATCATCCTGATCTAAAATGTAGCAAACAGTCATATCTTCATTTTCAACTCTTCTTGCGCTATTTATAGTAGTTATTGGTTGTGCAACTAATTTGCCTTTTGCCTCTGTGTATCTTTTTGGAAATTCCACATAATTCATTAAATCGATTGTTTTATTTGTTTCCATATTAGCTCTTCTTTCTTATATTGTTTTATTAGTTAATATTGGCTCCTGGTACTGCGCTAGCACCAGCTCTTGCTTCCTCTTCTTTTCCTTTTTTGTACTCTTCAAAAGCTTTAGCCTGTTCATCTTTAGTCCAGCCAGGCGAAACGACATACTCATCATTTAAATTAGTATTTTGTGAATCGTTTTCATTTATATTTGCAGGAGTATTATTAGATGGATCTGAATTATTATTAAGTTGATTGTTTTGTGTTTGGTTTTGATTAGTTGTATTGTTTTGTACGCTATTATTAGGTGGATTTTTATCTTCAACTTTTTTCGTTTTTTCTTTTTGCTTTTTTGGTTTGCTATCTTTGTGTTTTTGTGTTTGTGACTTTTTATTTTCTTCTTTTTTTGGTTTTTCTTTTTCACCACAAGCTGTTAAAGCTAATGTACTTACTAGTAGCAGTCCGATTACTTTTTTCATATGTATCTCTCCTTTGTTTATATTTCCTTATATTTAAAAACTCTCAACGGCTCAAACGTAATAGAATACTCGCCATAGTGAGTTCCAATACCATATATCTTTTTATATTGTTCTATAGCTTCTAGTATGTATGATTCACTCAACTGCAGATACTCTGACAACTCGTACAAATTACGAACACCGTAGTTGTGAGCTTCTACAATTTCATGTAGCGGTACAGCTGAAGTAAAACCATGTCTACGTGCATAATTTTCAAATTTTCTATTAATCCATTTTGATTGGTCTAAAATGTTGCCATACGTCAACTTGTGGTGGGCAAGTTCCTCATATAACACTTCTGCTTTACGTACTTCTGATAAATTACGCCTTATATAAATTTTTCCGTTCATATAGCATCCAGGTTGGAAATTTGGAAGCTGGTCAGTTTCTTCTATCTTTATTTTTTCGTTATTTATGCAAAGTTCTTCGTATAATCCCAATATAAACACCCTTTATTTGTCTCTATTTCTAACCCATTCAATGAATCTATTTACTTCTTCAATCTCTTCTTCAGTTAATCCCTCCTTATCAAAATGAGCAGCAATTGTTTCTTGATGTATATCTTTTTTTGATTCAGTAATTCTTGATTTCGGTACATTGAAGTAATCTGCAAGTTGTTGAATTCTTTTAATTCGTGGATATTTAGTTTGTTGAATCCAATTGGAGACTGTAGGTTGAGAAACTCCAATAGCTTCAGCAAGTTCTCTCTGATCAATATTTTTATCATTCATAAGTTCTTGAAGGTTTTCAGATAAAATTTTTCTGACTTTATTATTCTCCATAGTTGTCTCCTTTAATATTACTTAATGTAATATTAACTTACCATAACCGACATTACTTTACAATACTTTTTATAACTTTTTATGAAGAAATATAACTTTATCTGTTGACAAGTAATACAAAGTAATATAAAGTTATACGTGTGAAAGGGAGGTGGACGACATGCCGGAACAATTATCCGTAAGAAAATGGAGACTTGTAAGGGACTTGAAACAGCAAGAAGTAGCAGATATATTGGGCGTCAATGCAAAGACAGTTGGTCATTGGGAAAAGGATGACACTAATTTAAGTAATGTTACAGTTTACGCTTTAGCAAAGTTATATGATATTGAGGTAGACCAGATAAAGGTCTAAATTTTTTGACCTTCGTATAACTTTTTATAACTTTTAGGTAATGTAACAAATGGACATAAACAAACATCTTAAAAGGAGGAACAACAAATGTTACAAAAATTTAGAATCGCTAAAGAAAAAAGTAAATTAAAACTCAATTTACTAAAACATGCAAACAGTAATTTAGAAACAAGAAACAACCCTGAACTGTTGCGAGCAGTTGCAGAGTTGCTTAAAGAGATTAATCGATAAATTCTATGAATTCGATTTTAGCTGAAGCGATAGCTACTATTTTGTCTCCAACAAAAGTATATGAGCCATTAGTGAACAAGGAACTTTTAATTTTTTCTTTTGATATTTCAACAGTTCCGCGATGACCTGACTTTATCACTTTTTCTAAATTATCGATTTCAACAAATTTATCATTAGAAAGATATAAACAAGCTTTCATACTTATCACCTCCTTAGGTTGATAACAACATTATACACGAAAGGAGGAATAACAAATGAACATTCAAGAAGCAACTAAGATAGCTACAAAAAATCTTGTCTCTATGACACGGAAAGATTGGAAAGAAAGTCATCGAACTAAGATATTACCAACAAATGATAGTTTTTTACAATGCATCATTTCAAATAGCGATGGGACAAACCTTATCAGATATTGGCAACCTTCAGCCGATGACCTCATGGCAAATGATTGGGAAGTTATAAACCCAACTAGAGACCAGGAATTATTGAAGCAATTTTAGAAATGCTATCAATGATACTTTTTAAATTGTTTTTAAACTCATTTTCAAAGTAAACAACAGTCTTGTCTGAAATTGTTACATGATAAATAGTGTTACTAGCATACACGCCGTTTAGGAACCCAGAGTTTTTAAGTTTATTTAAATCGTATTTTACATCTTCGAAATGTAGTTTTTGAAAATACTTTGTATGTATATCTTTAGCACTTCCAAAATTATTGCAGGTTAATTTAACCGAACCTAACTTTACACATTCTAAATAATCTTTGTAGAGTACGTACAAGATATATTGTTGGTCTTTAGTAAGTGTATCAAATTCATCAGATATCAAGGGCATGTTATCACCTCCTTAGGTTGATAACAACATTATACACGAAAGGTGGAACAACAAATGAACAAAAAATCAGAAGGGTTAGACATCAGAATACCAAGGGTTTTCAGAAGAGATCACGCGCCAGTAGAATCTTTAACAGAAAATGAACGTCGACTAAGAAAGGAAATATTAGAAAGTATTAAAAAAGGTTATTACAGCTACTTAGAAATAAACAAAGTCTTCTATGCATTAGATAGAGAACTTCAATACAGAGCGAATAATAGCAAAATTTAACATTTATCGAAAGGAGTGATAGAGATGCCAAAAATCATAGTACCACCAACACCAGAAAACACATATAGAGGCGAAGAAAAATTTGTGAAAAAGTTATACGCAAAACCAACAGAAATTCATCAACTATTCGGAGTAAGTAGAAGTACAGTATACAACTGGTTGAAATATTATCACGAAGATGATTTAGGTATAAAAAACTTATGTATCATCTATTCTCCAGCTGGACAGTTAATTAATATTCCGAAGTTAGAAGCGTATTTAATTAAAAGGCAAGAGAAAATACTTTAAGGAGAGAATAAAATGAGTGACACATATAAAAGTTACCTAGTAGCAGTACTGTGCTTCACGGTCTTAGCGATTGTACTCATGCCGTTTCTATACTTCACTACAGCATGGTCAATTGCGGGATTCGCAAGTATCGCAACATTCATATTTTATAAGGAATACTTTTATGAAGAATAAAAAAACTGCTACTTGTTGGAGCAAGTAACAGTTAAAGATAAGCCTTTGTCTTAAATAATTATATAAGGAGTTATTAATATGACCTTACAACAAAAAATACTATCACATTTTGCAACATATGACAATTTCAATTCTGATGATGTTGTTGAAGTTTTTGGGATATCTAAAACACATGCAAAATCCACACTTTCAAGACTTAAGAAAAAAGGAAAGATTGAATTGGAAAGTTGGGGTATCTGGCGTGTTGTTGAACCGCAGTTACATTTAACTGTTGTAGAACGTAAGAAAGAGATATTAGAAGAACAATTCGAGTTATTGGCAAGATTAAACGAACAAAGTGATGACCCTAGAGAAATAGAAGAACGTATCAAGTTAATGATTCGTCTAGCTAACCAATTTTAAGGAGGAGTTAATCAATGGCAGTATTAGAAGGTATTTTTGAAGAATTAAAACTATTAAATAAGAACTTACGTGTGTTAAACACTGAACTATCAACTGTAGATTCATCAATTGTACAAGAGAAAGTTAAAGAAGCACCAATGCCAAAAGAAGAAACAGCTCAACTGGAATCAATTGAAGAAGTTAAGGAAACTTCTGCTGATTTGACTAAAGATTATGTTTTATCAGTAGGAAAAGAGTTCCTTAAAAAAGCAGATACTTCTGATAAGAAAGAATTTAGAAATAAACTTAACGAACTTGGTGCGGATAAGCTATCTACTATCAAAGAAGA